GTATTATTAAATGTATCCCCAAGAGTGACGCGATCTGCGTTGGAGTCTCTCCAATATTTGTTATCAAAACCAATTTTATTTCTTGATCGAGACAAAAACTCATTTCGTTGAGATGGGAAAATATTCTCTCTATAAATAATCCAATTTAAGGCGAAGCCTGCTGAATTACCTACCTCAATTAATTGTTCGCCGGCAGTTGTTTTGCCATAATAATTCATATTGAACTGATCTTCAAACTTATCTAGATTATAATAAACATAATTGTTGCTAAAGTCGCCCTTCAAAGTTAGCAACAATGTAGTTGCTCCTTCAACTGTGGGACCACTAGGACCAAATCCTGGGACTGCTAGCTCTGTATTTAAATCATCAATCGCTACAGTTAGTGTTCTTCCTCTCATTGAAACTGGCGGCATTTCAAACTGCGCCTGACTATTAAAAGAACCAGTAGATGAGACAAATTTTAATTGGTTGTTTTGCCTGTAATTTCTTAGCAGCTTGTTGTCTCTTTGTCTAACTTGCTTCCAGGAAGGATGACCATAAGGTCCTTGTCGACTCAAAATTAAAGAATTAAGAATACTGGCTGTACCATAAGCGTTAGCGGCGCCGACGAAGCCGTTATTTAAATAATCCAAACCAACAGTCGAAGTTCCAATTGTAGCAGAAGAAGTTTCTAGCGTATCAATAACATTTAAATTCAAGCCTACAAAAGAAGTGGGCACAGATTGAGGAGGCGTGTATCTGGCATCATCACCAAAAAGCCTAAGCCCCAAGCCACCGTTATAAAATGATATGGCTTCACTAGAAGACAAGAAGTCAATAGAATTGATTATTCCTGTAGATGAACTAATTTCAAAATCAGGTCTGACGATTCCATATCTATCATTGAAAGAAATATAAGAATCTCTGATCCATGAATAATTTATAGTAGATTTAGGTATCTGTTGTGACACAAAATAATTGTCAAATATCGATGAAGAGAATGTGCTACCTGCAGCATCAAATTTTTGAACATCAATTCTATTACGATGTATTTTGAACATGCTGGGTTGCTGATCATAGCTAGCACCAGGTCCATTATCTGCGGCAGTAGTTCCAGTTACTAATAGTGAATCTCTACCAAATCTTGCTGTATGTCTTGCTAAGTGAGAACGCAAGGCAAAAGCTTTTCCATGAATATCATCAACTCTTATAGCTGTTGTTCCGGAACCAGTTGGAGGTCTGTCAACCGAACCAGAAGAACCAGAAGGTAATCCTGATGTTTGAAATACTCCGCGAACTGCTAGGTTACGATAATTAATATTATTATATACAGAAATCTCAGCCGATCTAATATCCATATATCCAGGCGTCATAACCTCAATTCCACCAGGAGCAGAAAATCTTGTTGTGACAACTGAGCTATTTGAAAGCGCGCTTGTCAAATATGATAATGAATATTCGTCAACCGACGAAGTATGGTTATCATCAAGCCTTCTAGTGTCTAGAAAAGTTCTAACCGATGTAGAACTCGTCATATTATTTTGAATAGCTTGTGGAGGTAATGTGGGTTGATTTTCAACAAAGTTACGTGGGTTAGAATAAGCACCAAAAGTGTGAACAACATCGTAATTATTGTTGTAGTTTCCGAGTATTGTGGAGCCGGTTCTATGTTTAATATTTCTAAAATTGACTGGACGTTTTGCAATTAGATCTCGATAATAAACTGCTTTTTGAGAAGCAGTCATCGGATAAGGTGTTACACCTTCTTCGTTAGCTTCTGGCCAAGGATAGTCAGCGCCAACCATACCAATTGCGCCTGAATCCTCAAATGTTGTTGTCTCATCAACACAAGTTCCAAGAGTGATTTTCCAAGCTTCTGGGCGATCATACCATGTATCTGCCCCTGGATTAAGTCTGACATGTCGAGATTGATGACCGCCAACGGCATATTCTGTAAATGGACCTTGCATTGGTTTTTCCATCATCGGACCATATACATCATTATGAAGGTTCGTAATCATTACAGAACCTGATACTTTCGCCATAACGTCTTGTTGATACCCACCACTAACACTTGATGAAATAATATTAAAAGGAAAAATAGTGTTGGATTTTAGATTTTTATATCCAATTCCATCTTCATAATCTCTACCATGAGAAACTTTGACATTTCTTCTATTTTTAACATATGGCAACTTTGGATCATTATTGATCGGCTGTTTTACCATATCTTCCATAAACGCTACAAGAACGTTTCTTGGAACAAAAACATCATCTTCTGTATTTACAGGACCAGCAGGTGCCAGTGCATTATAGGTAAGATGAATATTTTTAGAAGCAGGAAAGTTAACACCACCGTGAATAGTCGAACTAGTCACAACTGTATCTTGATAAAGTTTTTGTAACCTTCTTCTTGAATAAGCGCTCGGCTGATATGCAGTTCCATCTACTGTATTTAATCTTGGAAGAGAGCGACTTAAAAATGGTTGAGTAATAGCAATTTGACGAATTGTTTCTCTTTGCGAATCGATGTTTGAATCACCAGAAGTTGTCTCAGTCGCATCACGCTCGGCTCTGTCTTTCCAGTATTTTAAATGTTTCGTTGTGTCTCTTGGGCTTGACGGCACTGTGCTGGAGCCAAGCTCATAATCATATAGCTTTTCTGAAATACCTCTTAACGAACCTTCAATTGTGGGCTCTTTAAATTCTAGAGTTGGAAATTTAGACTCATATTTGTCTCTCTCAAGAGCATGAGGCTCAATTATATTCATAACATCATCAATATAATCAGCTGATGCCGGCACTAATTGAGAGACAATTTGTGAGATTGCGTCGTCAAACCACTTATAATAATCAATAAACTTTTCAACATCAGAAGTTTTCGTAACTCTTCGGAAGAAAATTTCTCTAAGCTTTTCTAAATTTTTATATCTGTTTCTGTATCTGTTTACTGGTTCTCCGATAACATTATTAAAATCAACAATGCCAGCAAAGAATTTCATCATCTCGACAGAGATAGAAGATTGCATACTCTTTTCTAAAGTGTATAGATAATTTGGAACTGTCTCGATTACTTCAAATACTTTGTCATCATCATCAAGGATCTTGATCATGTCAGATGCTACTGCTTGTTCTGGATCAATAAATCTGAAAATGTTAATGTCTCTTCTATCGATTACATTTGTTGATGATGTGACAAAGCCGTAGCCATATCCAGTATGTTGATAACCGGCGACTGATCCAAGCCAGCCATAATTATCTCTTATTAATGACGAACCAGAACTAAAGTCTTGAACAATAAAATTACCAGAACTATCTGATGCTGTAACTTGTTGAAAGTTCCAATTAAGCGCTAAAGTATTTATGTTTAACAGATCTAATGCTGAACTACTGAGTTGTAATGGTGACAAATTCTTAAATGAACCAGAAACACCATTATTGAAAAAATCATTTGAATGCTGCAACAAAGAATCGTTGTCTAGATATTTTGTCCAATATCTCGCACTACCAATCAATACATCAGAATTTTGAAGGATTGCTCCAGTAATGTTCTCTCTGCGAGCACCAACATACATTCTTTTTGGATATTTTAGAAAGTTGGAACCAGATTGATAAGTAATCGAACCAGTAGCCTCAAAACTATTAACAACTACGCCTAATTCAGTGTTTGTTCCTCTAAAAATTACATCATAAGCATAGCCTTCAGAACCAGAAACTAAGCCAGAGAACGGGAAATTTGAAGGCTTTAATCTAACAGAGAAATTCCAATTAGTGTTATTGTATACATCAAAAAATGTGCTACTTGTTAACTCTGGCAAAGGGTAAGGTATATTAGATGATGTTAGTTTGAAATAAACATTTTTAGATTTTGTAGCATCCCTTACAGCAAAAACCTGAAAGTTTGAAAAGTCATTACTTGAGCTAACAAATGTTGTGTCAGTACCATTGAGCGAATCAGTGCTCGCTGTGTGTGTCGTATACATACCAAATAGAGACATCTCTAGTGGATCTCTATCGGTTTTAGTTGTTCTCTTTAGATAAAATGGAAATTGTACATCAGCTTCAATGGTTGCGCCATAAACATTTTCAACACTGTCATCTGCACTATTCAAAGAGCCGGATATGTATCCACTACTATCTGCATTAGAAGTGTCAATTGCTTGATAAACAACACCTTGATTGTTTTCAAAATAGTCAAGGTATAGGAAATTCTTGTTTATTTTGGTTTGCTTTAAATTATTTTCAATTTCATATGTTGTATTGTCTGCATATTGTTTGAATTCAAGTAATGAATCATCCAAATTGAAACATCTCAATACATTTCTAATAGCCTTTTCAGTGCCTTTGGACTTAAAAATATTTGTTAAGTTGTTGTAAAGATTAATATAAATTAAATTTTTGGTATCTTCTAAATTGGCTTCAAAAAGCTCTGTGTCATTTCTATCTAATAATTTCTCTACAATCGTTGAATCAATAAACGTCTGCGGCATGTACATACCAAGAGACTGCGGCAGGTGTCTTGCAAAAGGAACTGGATCTGTAGAAGATGTTACATAATCTGCTTGGCGAATTTTTGGAACTTCTCTCGCCAACATATACAATTTATCAAAATATGAACCAATGATGTGCGAAACAATTTTAAGATTAGTGTTTCCATCATTATCATGCTCATCAATTACCCAGTTGGGTGCATAATTTATAAAAGACGCATTATTGTTTAAATCATAAAATGTACCAGATGCCATCAATGATGAACTTAAATTTAAATATTCTGTGTGGCTTTTTCTGATAATTGGATCTTCTGGCTCAAAAAGCGCTGCTGATGCCGAAACAATAGCTGAACCCGTGTTTCTGCTAAATGTATCATAACCTGTCCACACACCATTGCTTAAGCGACCACCATAATCCAGAACAATGCTATCAATGCTGCTTGAGCCAACAATCCCTTCATTAAATTTAAAATATAGACCTAATGTTGTATTAGAAATATCAGTATTAACGCCGCCATGTACAGTTGTAAAATAGTTTCTATTTATTTGTTGTGAGTTTCTTGCGACTTTCCAGAATCTAAAATCGTCGATGGAGCCACTTAGTTTACCAGCGCCAACATATGAAGATGTAAGTGTGGTATCTGTTGTTCCAGAGGTAGCGGTCAACAAGGCTCCAATTCGCCCCATCATACCTTTTGAATTTAATTCATTAATATTACCTGAATATGTGTTTGTATCGTTTAGGACACCATTATGATAAAGTTTTGCAATAAAGCTGCTTCCTGTATTATAAAATGTAACGGCATAGTGTCCCCAAGATTGCAAAGAAGCAGCTGTAATGCCTGAACCAATGCTAGATGTGGCAACGGTCCCAGAAATATTTCCAGAGTGTGCTGTGATTAAAAACGGAGAACCGGCTGCTGTTGCATCTAATTCAACTGTAATTCTTCCATAATCTTCACTAGAACTAAGATAATTGTTCCAAATATCGACTACAACTTCTCTATCTGTAAGATTAGTATCAAATGCATCTTTCTTAAGCCAGAACTCAATAGTAACACCATCATCAAAATTTGATCTTAAGTTTGATAGTCTCGTGCCTTTTCCGTAATTGTTTGGCAATCCTGCAGTTTGATAAATGTTTTCATCGTATACATTGGAAAAATGAATTTTGTCATCGTCAGGATTTGGACCGCTTGCAACCAAGCTGTCACCGGAAGATGTAAGCGGACCACCTTTAAATGTAATGTATTCAAGTGAGTTTGGTAAACCGTATCCATCAGATGTTTTAGTGCCATTTAAAGTACCCCAACCATCAGCCGATAAAAGAGCATACCCAGTGCTAGTTGGATATAATGAATTAAAAATATATTTTTCAGCTTCTAATAAGCCATTATAAAAATCATTCTTTTCTGCATCAGAACCGTCATATGGATAATATTCTGAAATTCTAGTAAGAGCACCTTGATAAAAGTAATACGCAGAGCTGTATTTAATAAAATTAGCTGGATCTGAATAATCAACTTGGGGAACAAATGTGTTGTTTTTTATATTGATTTGCTTAGCATTTTCGGAAGATTCAACAAACTCGTACTTTTCTTTCTCGTTTGCGTAATCACTGAAATTTGTATTTTTATTTGCTGAGTCAAATAGCTTTTTAATACTCATAACTCTCTACTCTAAATTTAAAACTTTGATCTTGTTCTCGCCATGATTGTGTTCTGTTATCATAGAATGCAAATTTAATTCCATATGCGTATCCAGACTCAAGAAGGTTCATATCTAAGTCAAAGTAGCTACCAGAAATATCATACGACAACATGGTGTGATTGTCACTTCCGGTTCCATATGGAACTGCCTCGTATCCATCTAACAATCTATAAACTCTATAAGATGCACTTTCAATCGTTTCCGATTCTATGTCAGAATTAGCTATTGTATATATTGTTGGGTTCCAATTTTTCTGTCTAACAAAAAGGTTGAGACGTGCTGTATCAGTGTTTAAGTATTTTGGCTGTAAATTGGTGATTGATAAATAATAAGAGGGAGTTGTGATAGTCTCTCCAGAACTATACAAAATTGGTTGTATTGTTCCTGTGAAATATTGTTGTGTCGCTGCGGTCGCATCTGCAACACCATCATCTGGCAAAAACCAAACATCATACACTGTATCTAAAGCAGCAGAGCCTAGACTTACAGAGCAAGAATAAATACCAGTAGAGACGTATCCACCAGTCACAACAGTAGTAGCATCTCCTAAAGTAAGCGCGGATCCGGATGGGATCGTATCGTCTGCAGATCCAGAAAACAAACTTACAACAATTTCTCCATTACCGATACCAGGTATATTGGTTAGCTGACCTCTAATGACATTATAAAAATATATTGTGTTCAAGTTATCAGCCGCTGGTGCGCGAGAACTACTAAAATAAAAGTTACCTCTATCATCTTTTACAGAATCATCCCAACGCGCCTCAATAACCGGCTTCTTAAAAAAGTATTGTGTCCCTCTTGCAAAAAAGCGTTTTGTATAATATGATTTTACTGCACCACCAGTTATTGGCAATACCATGTCATCTTCGCCATTATCCGCAACTGTTGCTTTAGCTTCAAAGCTTGATGATAAGTGTACACCAACACCATAATTTGAAATTGTGTTAGCCATCCAGTGTTCTACTAAAGGTGTTATATCTAATTCTAAATCTTCTGTGCCGCCTGAGAATGTAGCTGTGAATTGAGGATCACTAGAACCAGTTCTATACGCTCCTCCGACAGAATCATTAGTGGTATAATTACTACCTGTCCATGGTTGAGTATTTGATGCACTAACCCAGTTAGAACCAATATCGCCTCTTGTTAGATCTTTATATCCCTCTAAATCTAAGCCATCACCTTCCTGCCAATCTTGCGAGACTGCTAAAACATTTAGTGTATAATCTCTTGGTACAGTTTTCGAATGTGGGGCATTATATAATTTCAAGTAAAAACTTACATTTCCACTTGCAGGAAGAACACCGTTCGTCCTATCTGTTGATATATCTGTCACCGGAAACTTTACTAAAATTCTAGACAATTCTTGAGAACTTGTTGTAATTCTTCCATAAATAGAAAATGTTTCAAGCACATCAGCTTGTCCTGCATTAGCACCAGTACCACGAGTTTTTAAATTTAATTGGTATGCATTGACAATCGTATTGTCTGCACTAGCAGTATATCTGATTAACATTATCTAATTCTACCTTTCATATCCGTTGCAAAGAATTTAATTTCAAAAATAGCGTTTTTGGGACAAACCACTGTGCCTCCATCGGGAGATAAATTCTTATTTACATTAAATTGAATATTTGAATATTGAGCACCTGTCTTATTAACAACTGTAACAGATGCAACATCTAAAACATCAGTTATTTCATTTAGTTGCCTATATATGTCGCTAATTTTTAAATGCTCTCCAATATAAAAACCATCGCTATAAAATTGTGATAATTTTGCTAATGACTGATTTAATACATCTTCCCCATCAACTGAAGGCATCGTGCTAATAACAAACTCAATTCCCAAGTTAATTATATATGGATCTAGAATATCAATTGTATCATTAACCATTCTAAACTCATTTATCCATGTTTTTAAATTATTTTTAATTGTTATGTTAGTTTGAGCGAGTTTCCCAAATCTATCTTCTGAAATCACATACATATTTAAATTTCTTTTTAATGAGTCTGGATCTTTCTGTACAGAGCATTTTTTAATAGAGCCAAATTTTGCCGGCATTCTGTATACTAGATTTTCATAATCTGCTTGAGTAACTGCCCTATTTTGTGTTGGGAATGTATCAAAAATTCTTTGCTTAACTTCAGCTGAAGATGGGTATGTAACATCTCCAACGATCGGCTTTTCATTTGTCACCTCTATTGAGGCACGAATTGTTTGAATAATTGAAGTGTTTAATCCTTCTCTATCTTTATAATCTACAAGAGCGCTGGCAACTGAGTTAACAGAAGCTGCAGCAACATTAGAATTTGATGGATTTGTTGTTCTATAAGCAATAGTCAAATCAGTATTAGCGGGAACGATTCCATAATTTGTATTTTTTGACAATCTAGTTGGATCAAAAGTGGTATCAGTAACGTAATCTTTACCAAAAATATCAAGAGCAACACTTTGTGGCTCAGCAATGATTGTATTTGCGCTTTCTTCTCCGCTACCGAACTGCAGTGATACACCATTGACATCTCTGACAACAACATATTTTCTAGAAACTAAGAGAGGCTTTATAACTGATGGAACATTATCGTTCTTATAATTGTTGTTTGGTATCTCTTGATACACAATATCTTGTGCCAAATTTTGAACTTCAAAATATTTGTTACCTTCCGCATCAGTTACAGAAATAATTTCTGATATGTTATCGGCTCCAATTCTAAGATTTAGATATCTTTGATAATTGCCAACTGTTATTGTTTGTAAGTTTAATTTACCAGAGACAACATTACCATATGCTTTAATAGCGTAATATGTTGGGGCACCTGTGTCTGGATCGACCTTAGAAACGACAATCGGATTGATTGGATCGCTAAAGTCTAAGTTTTCAGTCAATATAAAATTTAATCCCTCTCTTGAAGTAAAGCTTGTTCCTCTTTTCAAGATTGGCATATATCTGGTATCGGGTCCTAATCCGCTCGCATCTGCCGGTATTTCAACGTACACGGCTACCTCACCGAATGTTGATGGGCGCCCAGGATCTTTGTAGCCTAATATTCTTCCGTGACGAGTAATGTTTTGAAGGCTGTAGGATGTATCTAAAAATGATTCATTTACATTATAATCTAAATAAAATGATAGTTGATCTCCAACATATGCCACTGCATCGAGCATCATAGAACCAAAAGAGGCTTCACTAAAATCCTGAAAAGTGTCTGGATAAAACCTCTCAGCAATTTCCATTAAATCTTGCCTAATTGTTTCATACTCACGATTAGTATAATTAATCGGCATAATTTTCTTAATATTTTTTGGCATATATACGTTATTTCCTTACATTAAATAGTGAATTCTAATAAATCATTAACAGCAATGTCTGGAATTTGATAAGTTAAGATTACCCTTATTGAGTTGGTGTCTGGTGACTCTTCAAATTGTATGTTGCCTATTTTTACAACTGGTAAATATAATCTAACTTGTTCTTCTATTTTATTTTTAATTTGACCTCCAACGCCATCAGAATAATTTGAGAACAAATATTGCATTATACCTACTCCAAAATTAGGCTCCATAACCCTTTCACCAGGATTAGTTAGAATTAACATTTTAAGATTTTGCTTTACCATCTGCTTGATGGTCTTAATCATAGTAAAACCATCGCCTGTGTTATATGTAATTGGTAATTTTATTCCTATAGAAGACATGATTTAAGATCCTTGATTTTTACAAATGGTACCTTCTGAATTAAATGGATTGGTTCGGGTACGTTTTTTGCGCCATTTTGGCAATAATTGTCTTGAGAGGTTTGGTCTAACTCTATTTTTTAAAGTTTGCACACTAAATTCAACGGGGTCAAAGTCAAACAATCTATCAAAACTAGTATCGAAATCACGTGAGTTATAAAAACCTTTAAACAAAGATTTAATTCTACTCTTTGAATTTCTAAGCAATTCTTGATCCCAATTATCCCATTCTCTGACCGCTAAGCCTCCTAAAAATCCTGGATTTCTATCGTCGGCAGATGCCCAGCCCTCTTTACTATCTGCATATGAAATATTGCCATCATCATCAAAAGTAACTTTTATACCTGGTTTACTTTGAAAAGTTGCACCAGAGCCTTCATATTCTCCAGTATCTACGGTAACTTCACCAATTGAATTTAGAAAAGCCATATCATTGTAAATAGCCATAGTTGAAAGAAGTTTATTTACTGGCACAACATATCTTGATACTAATCTAAATTTCTGGTCTTCTTTTAGCATATTCAACAAACAAAGTAATTCTTTTGAATTCGCCTGGACAGGAACAAATGTTTGAATTTCATAATCTAATGCATCCATTTCAACAGATGTAATCTCGTATTTTTGTCCATTAATCTGAGAAGAAAATTGTAAGCCATGGCGGACACCAAGCTGACCTTTAAGCCCAATAATCTTGTTAGAGGGGTCATTTTCTAGTGGAGATACACGAACTCCAATTGAATTTTCATCCTCTTGTGTAATTTGTTTCGGCTCAAAAACGTGTTCTAATGTTCCTGGATATACATCTGATAGGTTTAATGTTGGAGAATTGGATTTAATTATTTCAGTTCCTTCGTCAATACTATACTTAACACCATTAATGCTAATATATTTTTCAATAACAAATGGCTTTTGAGAACTAAAATATTGTTCAAGATCAATTCCAAAGGTATCCAACACACTGTTGAGCGCTTCAAGTGCAGTTTCATATGCTTGTTGCAGTGTTTCATTGGTGATATCCAGATTCAATGCTTCTTCAGCTGTGTTTACTACTTCGATAGCTGCATCAATTGCTAACTTACCAACTTCAGAAACTTGTTCTGATGAAGGTATGTAATCATAAGATTGAACATCTCCAATCGGAACAATCATCCTGCTTATGTTATGATTGTGTGGACCAAGCCCATCATTGCCATAAATCTCTTTACAATCTGGATAGCAATCGGATTGTGCTACTTGAACTTCCCAATTGATAATCTGATGCTTATGTTTAATTCTCGAATCTGTTGGGTGATACGCAGTCCAAGCCCAGCCGTTTCCATTTTCATCAACTTCATAAGCATGTACATGATTTGCGACGTTAGATGTGGTACCAAACGAAGGTCCTGATGGTTCTTCTTCTTCAACGGCAACAATTTCTTTATCTAAATCTAAATCTATCCCACCTGCAGTAAACTGAGTTAAAATGAAATAATCAACATCTGTATATTTCGGCTCTATGTCCATGGTTTTTAAATTTTCAATAAATTTATCTGCCATATATTGAAGCTCAATCTTGACCATCTCTTTTAAAACGAGTTTTGCATCCTCTTCGGAAGCTTTAATCGCTTCAAAATTTAATCTCTCTTTGTATTCTGTATATGTCTCAAAATTAGCTGCAAAACTTGCTAAACCAGCACCAGGAGCACCAACAGCACTAGCAAGAAACGCCTTACCAAGATCGCTGGTTAAATCTTGAGATGCTTTCCAATCTTCTTTTGTTGGGAAATCATAACCTTCTTGCATGTCATTTATTCTAAACATAGCTTGCAAAACAGAACTAGGAGGATCAATAATCGTACCATCGTCAACTAATCTGGAGTAAGTTTGCACTGATTGTTCTAGAAATGCATACCAAAATTCTTCATCTTTAAATGGATTTAATCGTTCCCAGGCAGCATTTTGAACATCTTTAAAAGACATTTCCATATTCTCTACAATATATTGTGGATATATTGAACTGAATACATCGTTAAAATCAGGCTTAAATGTTGTAAATGTCGCTAATGACTTGATAAAGTGAACACTTGAAAAAATTCTACAAGCGGAAACAATAACACCTTGAATTCCAGCAATGCTTTCTCTTTCTAAAATTCTGTTATAAGGCAATTCAACAGCGCAATCTTCATCAAATTTAAGACGCTCATCCATTGGAACACTATCGTATGTTTTCTGTACTTGTTCTGATATTTGTCCAAAATCAATCAAATCGGTGAGAGACGGCTTGCAAGGACTAAGTTCAGGGAACATGATATCAATAATTCCTAACCATCCTTTATTTTGTTGTGGCTTGATGTAAACCGGCGGATTTACATAACTTCCACCGAACTGACCAGGATCTAGATAAAATACTCTTATATCTTCTGTATTGGTAGCTTCAAATTGATTTCTACTAATTCCCAAAATAGCATCGTCGTTAGTGATTGGCTCTCCATTTATTGTAGCATCGCTATACAGAGTTCCGCCCGGGCTATCAGTTTGACCATCTTGAACGACATATTCTACATCTTCTTCTGCTAAATTATCGTATTGAGCGCCATATAAGAAACCGTCTTCGTTATCTTTTACTTCCTCTGTGATTTTTGCGTAAATAACATCTAGGGTAGAATTGTAATAATCTTTTAGCTCTTCAGTGGTTCCAGAATACCCATTCTCCGCTAACATTTCATTTAGCAGTATTAATTGAGGGGCATAGTCTGACTTTACATTAAAACTTTGCACAAAAGTAGGATATTGATTTTGTAAAGTTAATAAATCAAACGTATCATCAACTGCTAAAAATTCAAACTTTCTTTCCTTTTGTATAGACGGGGTTTTCAATATTGATCTTATTTGTTTTTTCTCTTCCTTTGTCATTTGCTTTCTATCAGCTTTTGTAATATCAGCTCCAAAGTTTAACAAATCATCAATGTTTATCCTCGCAGTATCTGCTGGAATGTTTCTAACAACCAATTCGCCATCATCTGTTTTTTCTTGTGTCAAATCTGATAAGAACAATTGAAGATCAAAGCCATATACAAACGTAGAGCCTTCCCAGGTTACCTTTCCTTTATTGTTGTCGCGAAATTCAAGCGCCAAGTCAGGTGTACCTTTTCGTCCTTCTCTGATATATTGTAAAGTTTCTGTTTGATAATCAACCACAGGTTCAGTTTTATAGCCAGCATCAGGTAACTCTAGAATGTTTAACGAACCGTAAAGACCAACTCCCGGTATTTCACTAAATGGCTTTTCTTTTAAAAATTCTTTTTCTTGATAATCATTATTACTATTGAATGCTATTGACAATCCTTCAAGTTGATCACGCATCCATTCTCCAACATATAGTGGAAATTGACCTTCTTGATTTTCAACATTAGAATCATCAGTTACAAAATCAACATAATTTCTTCTATTTGATACGCGTCTATAATGAGCAGTCAAAGGAATACCGAGGGTATCAGATAAAATCATGTTAATCATACCCCAATTTTTTTCACCAGGTCCGTTTCCAAGCATATCAGTCGAAAAATCAACGAATATTTGTTTTAACGTGAAATCCATTGACTTGTTGACTGCATTTGTTACAACTGCTGGCTGGAAGGGAACAATACCATTTTCGCACCCAGGATCAGATAAAATAGGCGTGCTTTGTAAAGAGTTAGCCATCATTTCTGATGGTCCTTGCTGAAGGGCGTTAGTGATGTCATCCAGCTTTTCTAAAATATCGTCTTGTTCGTTCTCGCACATTTGTGCGGCTTGCTCTTCGGATGCCCTATCGGCTAACAATTCCGCTCTAAAAGTGCAAAAGTTTTCTAAATCTTCAGTGCTCGCACAAAGTGAAACATTTGCAGGTAAGCTGTCATCTTCTGGCAACTCATCGATGAAATTTTGTAGATTATCTCTGAAATCAACCGGCATTAAAACGCCCATATTTTGTCCAAAATCTGCGATCGCATCCTCGCTTGGCAACGCAGATCTATACTCTGGATAATCTGCTTCAATTAATTGATCTAAAACAGTTAGTGATTCAGATGTTGGGTTTCCTAAAAAGAAATTTACCATCTCCCCTCTTGTTAGAGAGTCAGACATATCGCCTGTGAATTGTAATAATTTTTCTGTATCTGCTAAAGCTGCTGCTCCGAGACCAAGCTTTTCAAACATATCAATAACAGTACTCTCAACTTGTTGTTGGCTAGCGTTTGGACCACAAATAGCCTCTCTGATTGTATTAACAATTGCTTCTCTATTGTTTATGTCAGCCCAGTTTCCAATAGCACTACCGGTCGCTTTGAGGCTGTTGCACGATGCGCTACCTAAAATGTTGCACACCTTTACCATTAAGCGAGACAAAGCAGAGATCAATACCTTTTGTAAATTTACCTTCAATATCTCTGGCATTTCTCCAGTAATATCTTTTATTCTTGGAACCCACTCCAATGGATTTCTTAAGATCGGAAATGTAATATCATCAATACCTTTGCAAAATGGCAACTCAACATCTCTGACAAAATCTAATACTGACGGTTCAAATAGAGGAGGCTGCGGGCAATCAAACAATAATAAGGACTTTGCAACCAACTGTGAGCCAGGAAATCTGTTTAATACCTCAAGAACGCTAAATAAATCATTTGAGTAATGTTCAAGAATCAATACAACATATAATTCCAAGATCATTCCATTGTTATTGCGCGCTGCAGCTAAGTTTTGATCAAATCTTTGTGCTAAAGTTCTTGTATTGTTATTGATTTTTGTTGCCGAAAGAGTTTGTGTGGTATTTTTAATACCATTTAATGTTTGCTGACCAGCGCTTTTTATCTCACTTATAAACTCTTCATCTTCCCAAGGTCGTAAGTTTGTTATCAACCCAGGATCTACACCTGCGTTAATGTAATCGCTAACTCTCTCGTTTATAGAACCTTCCTTGAATATATCTGAACTATCAAGTTTTTGCTGAATTAAATTTTGAATTTCCTGTTGGTCCTCTGGAGGAAGAAAATCAAACATTTTGCCAAAATTATAAATTGACATGTTTAAAAGTGCTGATCTGATGACACTTGCTAAGGCTGCCTCAAACGATAAACCGCCCATTAAACAGCTAGCAGACTCTGTTAATAAATCTTTTAAGCCGCACAGCTTCAATCTATCAAAAAGATTTTCAAACATTTCTTTTAGAGATGAAGGTTGTGCATTTTTTTCATCTCCATTGTTCAGCATTTTAAAACATGCTGTGAGAAACACCTCTCCTTCAAGCTCAAGTTCTTTGAATGCTTGTTCTTTTGCTAAAGCAAAAATTGTACCTTCGTTTTCGTTGACCCTATTATCATCAAAACTCATTGTACTTGGATCTTCAACCAAGCCAAGTTTTATGTTTTCTAAGTTTAGTGCTGCTAAATCATCTTTACATAAGTTTTTATTAAATGTATATAAAACAGAGTCAACCAAGTCAAAATCTTTATCAATTACATCTTGACCTAGCTGTTTTGCTTCACTTAATAAAGCCTCACCAATACAACTAATGCTTGTTGCCTCATCAGATTCGCCACTGAATGGCCAATTTTCAAGAAGTATTACCGAGGGGAATGTGTGCTGGACAACAAAATCAGACCAATTTGGCGGTTCTCTCGCTGTTATATCACTAACCATATCATCAATTCTAGCTAAGTATGCCATCGCAGTAGAATCTTTGAAGTTACCTTTGCGAGTTAAAGGTTTGATTTTTTTCGAATTAAAAACTATTTGCTTATCACCACAATCGCGTGTAGTAATGGCTATTCTTTTAAGTTTATACTCACTAGTGAAACTAAATTCAATTTCGTTTACCACATCCTTAAGAAAACCGGAAATAGCACCACCACGTAAACGATATCCCTTTTTGTTTAAAAAGTTATCAATATCGTTTATGACTGATTCAAGGACACCTCTTCCATAAATTCCATTATCACCATATCTCTTTAAGTTAAAAATTCTATTATCATTTTCGTAAACAATGTTGATACTGTTGGTGGCTCTGAAAACTTTTAAATATTTTCCATATAAATTTAATGCTTTTCTTACTTTTAAAATATTAGAATTCAGCTCTGCAGCATCATAAGATACTACAATGGTCGATCGCTCATTAAGATCTTGTTGCTCTTCCTGTTCTTGGTCGTCATCGTCTTCTTGTACATCCATTAAAGAAGCAACATTTTCATAAGGAATAGAAAATAATAATTTAACTCTTGAGTTTTTTCTGATATCTAAATCGTATTTTTCATAATCAATGAAGTTCTTTAGATTGTTGATGTTTTGTTCTGTATTGTCTTTTTCAAAATAAGATAAAATACCATCAATTGCTTCTTCTTCGTAAGATTGAAATATTTCATTTACATATTCATTAGCCTCATCAGCCGTTGCATCAGCAGTAGGTATTAATGTTCTTTCTGTTGTTACAATGGTAATCTGATATTTACATAGCTTTTCGTTTAACCATGGCTCGTCAGCGTTTTTAGTTTTCCAGTCGGGGGCAATGTAGTTAATATTTTTTTGACACGGAGGACACGTCTTCTGCTCCGGTACATTAGCTAAATCATCACAGGCATCTATTAATCCTGAGTTATCAGTATCTTGATATTCTAAAAATTGTGAGTTTGCCATGTTTAAAATACCTATGAAGTAAACACATTTGTGCTAGTAATATTCTTTGGTGAACCTTCAGAGCAGTACATGGTTTCCCAAAATACCTTTTCAAGACGCAATGAAATTAATGAAGAAATAAAACTAGCATATGTTTCGTTAACCATATACCCAGCAGCAACTGCATGATGTGGCTGAATTCCTGGTGGAATAGTCACTCCTAATACTGCAGCAAAACCACCTTGATAAATAGCTAATCTTATTAAAGCTCCCATCATTTTATCCAACATCTCTGCTAATTCTCTGACACAAGCTTGTAAATTTTCACCCTTTGCTACACCTTGGATATTAGATACTTCTTCATCTGCAAACTTTCCTGGAAGTCCGTATAGCGGCTTTTTGCCATCTGTGTTGCCGGCAGCTAAAACAATCGGAGGCGCCCTTTCGATCTTGCCTCCAGTAGATGTAGTCATTCCATTTGGAATTCCAGATTTTACATTTGGTATGCCTGTGCTAATTTGAACACCATTATATCCGAAAAACCTAATTTGGTCAGCAGCCCCAGCAACGGTAGACTCAGCCTTTTTATTACCAAGAGGTCCATCACAAAAGCCTAAGTTTGTGTCAACGTCGGTGATACTAGAGATATACATTGTAGCTGCATCTGTTTGAAAATTTGGGTCAACATGTGTTCCATCTTTAAGGTTAGGTGCGCGAGCGCTTCGCCCTGTGACTATTCTAACTGCAGAAGAAGCTTGAGAGTTTACTAAAGCTCCTTTACCTCCGTATCCAGATCCTCTACCAAATGGACGATCTGTACCTTCAATATATGAATCACCAAAAATCGTCTCAGATTGAGCACGAATATGATTTAAAATTTTAGATGGAGGCTGTGTGTTGACTACTCCACTATTACTTGGAATTTTGTTAACATAATTTTCTTTAATTAATTCATTAAGGTTGGTGACAATTTGTTTTCTGTATTCTGACAATTTTGATATGTCGTACATTTTTTTAGTTGTTGACATATTAGTCTCCAGTCTTTATTTTTGCAGCCGCATCAGCGCGTTGAGCATATTCTTCTGGTGAAGAGATCCCATTATTGGCGTTTATTGCCCAGTTTGGAAGACGACATTTTGGTTTATTGATTGCAGCTGGGTAAAAAATCGTCATATACAAGTCAACTGGAGCATTATAAATTCGCTTAGGGTTAGATTTTTCTAAATATAGTTTTACAAAATCCATTTGTGTAATCGGATCCATAGCAGCTAATTCAGTAGTTGTTTTACCAACAGTTTTGGCGCCAGTTGTTGGACAAAACTGTATTAATCCGGTACATCCAATACTATTGATGATTCCTGGATTAAGCGTTTTTGCTGTTTCATAATACATAACATTTGCTAGCCAAGCTGGATCGGGGATTCCAAGATCTTTGCTAACTTGGATTATTTTTTCAGCCCAGCCAGAAACTGCTGCAATCTGTGGATATGCGTTGTTTATTTCAGCCGGTGTTCTAGTTTGAGCTGTAACAGGTGTGGTGGATGGTCCGGTATAGCCTCCATCACAAGATCCGAAAGCAGCTACAGAAGTACCAGGAGCCACTGCGCCGCCGTCTCCAAAATCAGCACGATCCATAATTTGCTTTAAACTTGTGCATTCTTTTCGTTTTTCAAAATTGTAAATTTCTGATTGTTGCTGATCTACAATTTCGTCAAAAAATGCAACTTGAAGATTGGGACCTTTAAAATCCGATCTCTCTAAAGTAACCTCAACTAAATCTCCTAATTTTGGCGTAGTTCCAAAAAATGATTTTTTTGAAATAAACAAAGTATGTTTAGCAATCAATTTATATGCGAATGCACGATCTCTTGTAATTGATATTTTACAAGGATCTCTAATAAATATATGCGGCCTCAAACCGTTATTAGATTTAACGATTCTACCACGAAACATCAATCTTACATTTTGAGGATTTTCCGAAGCTCTTATTGCTTGGTTTTTTTTAAACCCGAATCCTTTTTCTTCTTTTATTTCAAAATTAGGCTCAATAAACCCTGCATTTAAAACTTGTTTTGCATGATCTGCATCAATAGGAATAGGATCCGTAAGCACTCTCACGAAAAATTTAACCGCATTGGTAGTGCGGTTTGCGCCAGAAGCATTTCTAATGATCCCGGCGAATAAATCATTTCCATCGGAAGCACTTGAGTAATCTTGCATCAGGTTTCTCCCTGTATAAGATCAAACAAACTTGCTTTATCTTCATCAGAAAGAACAGTAGACTCAGAAGCGTTTTTTTGTCTGATAGAAATAATCTTTACTAATTGTTCATTAGATCTCTGAAGTGTTTCTATGTGTTTAGCTGCGACGGGGCTTAAATATTTATTTTGCTCAGCATCGCCGGCAATTTGATTTGCAATCTCATTTAAAAATTCTTTGGCTGATTTTCTATCATTACGAATATTGTCTAATGCTTCATCAATTAGAGATTCCAAATCTTTGTTGCTCATAGCTCGCCGTTTTCCCATTCACTCCGAAAAGAATAATACTTCTTTTTAAACTTCTTTAAAGAATTAACAATTTGTTTTGTATTCAAGCCTGTTATTTCTCTCAAGTATAAATAAATAGCTTTTTTGTTAAAAATTTCGATATCATCCTTGGACTCGAAAAGGATATTAATAGCTTGATAAACTTTTAAATCATTTTCTTTCATATGATTAGTGTCCCAAGAGCTTAATTCAGAGTAAAATAACTTCCAAAACTCGTCTTCTTCTCGCTCAGTAACATATGAGATGTCTGTAGAAAGATATTCTTCTTCAAATCTTTTCGATATATTATCAAAATCAACTTCACGTTTGTTTTGTTTTTGTTGTTTTTTTACCTTGTGGATAAACCAATTCTTAGTAATAACTGAGAAATACGAAAATGCCTTAGACCCTTTTGATGGATCATACTTATCCAAAATTGTCATCAGCCAAATTTTGCATTCATCTCGTAAATATTCACAATTTGGTAGGCTGGTGAATTTATATGTGAAAACAATTTTATCAACCATTTCATCAAATGCAGGCTGTATCCATTTTACATAAAGCTCTGTTCTTTCTTTGACGCATATTGTTTGAGTATATTGAATTATTGCATTTTCATGCTCTTGCGTAAAGTAATGGTTCTTACGCCTCTTCTTGCGTGTTTTCTTCTTCTGTGTCATCTGTTATCATACTTCCTTCTTCTGTTAAGGAATA